CCCGCCGCATTACGAAAGGGGTTAAAACCATGAACAAGCAAAAAGATATTGAAATCGTGAAGGGCGCAATTTTGACCGACGACACGCGGGAGCTTGTCGAGCTTGTCAGCGGCTTGCCGCGTGACCTTCGGTTGATATTTTTAGGGCAAGCAATGGGATTTGAAGCGGCGCGGGGCATTGCGCCCGAACCGCCGCGCCCGACATCACCCGCAGCCGCGCAAATCGCGCGGGCATATTAGGGGGGCGGGATTATGGGCGCGTTGTGGCAAAAAATCAAGTATAGGTTTGATTTGTTTCTTGTCGGCTTCCCTTACGGGTTGCGCGGCAAGGTGGAAAGCGTCGAACAGGACGGCGGCAAGTATACCGCGTGGGATAAATTGCGATATAGGCTTTATGTCGGCGAAAAATTGGAAGGGGGCGCGGGGAATGGCTGAAATACTAAAACCACATGAAAGATTGGTATGCGTCGGGCAAACAGCCCTTCGCGCCCCGGACGGCGCGCCGCTTCCCGCAGTCCCGCTTTATAAAATCGTGGACGTGGGCGAAGCGGGCGAATATGACCGCCGGGCGGTTTTGACAACGGGCGAAAGCGGGCTTTATGACGACATAGCCGCCGTCTTTGGCGGGAAGTTCAAACAGTACGTTGACGGCGTGGAAGCGGCGGGGGTGAAGGTATGAAATTAAAGACACTTGCGGCGAAATGCAAGCGGGACGGCGTTTTCAGACTTTACGACCGCCGGGGCGAAGACGGCAACATTTACGAGCAATGGCTAGGGACGGGCGCGGCGGCATATCCGCTTCATGGGTTGCCGCTGCTAGACGAAAGCCACATAATCGCGCTTTTTGAGCTTACCGAAAAGCAGCTTGAAAAAATCAGCATTTATCACCACGACGAATTGCCGCCCGCAATCAGCATTGAAGACGCTTGCCCCGGCGAAAAGCTGCTTGACCGGGAAGAAATGACCCTTGCATATGGCAAGTACATTGTACGCCCGATTATGACAAGCGACGGCTTGGAGCTTATCGACAATGAGCATATGGCAGTATTAGCCGACGTTGCCGACAATTTGGAGCTTTACGAGCGGCGCATGGAAAGCGGGCAGATTTATTTTGCGGCAAAAATGGGGCTGCTGCTTGTCGGCGTGATTATGCCGTTGAACCTTATTGAAGAAGAATTTGTCGAAGCCGTGGAAACAATCGCCCGCAACGCCCGAACCGCTTTCATCAACAAAGGGGAGCGGAAAGCGCAGCGCGAAGCCGACAGCGGGCAAATGACACTTGACGAAGGGGGCGGGGAAGCGTGAAGACGTGGCATTGCATAATCAAGGTTGACGACGGCGACGGGACGCAGCAACACGAAATCAGCGTCGAAGCCAACATAAAAGCCGCAGCGCATGAAGTGGCGTTTGCTCATTACATGGAGCTTGCCGACGAAGCGGTTATGAAAACGCCGGAAAGCCCGCGCCCGCTTGTATTGATTGGTATTGACTTGGCGCAGGGCAAAGACGCGACCGCATATACCGCCGCTTGCGGGAATTGCGGCAACCCACACTTGCAACGAAGCGGCACTTGTCATGTATGCCCGTCATGCGGGACGACGACCGGGTGCAGCTAAAAAATAAGAGAATGGAGCGGGACACATGACACCTTTTGAATTTTTCACCGCCGCCGGGTGGATTTTGCTTGGCGTGATATGCCTTGCCGTCGCCGCCGTGATTGTTTACGGCGTTATAGTGGGCATACGCAATCATATTCGCCAAAATCGGAGCGTTTACGGCGAAAAGCTGCACAATTACAAGGGAAAATATTAGACGAAGGGAGCGGGACACATGGACGCAGAAAACAAAGAAAACAGCGCGCCGCAGACCGACGCGCCAAAACTTACGCTTGAAGACTTCGAGAATTTGGGGCGGGCTTTTGGGGCTATTGCCGCAGCCTTTCGCCGGGGATTTGAAGCGGGCTATACAAATGTGACCGAAAATGTCACAGGCGAAGACGACGACGATTTAGACAGCGACTTCGCCGACGACAGCGAAGCGGGCGAAAAGACGCAGCTTGACGATTGCGAAGCGTGTTTGTGTAACACTTGCGCCAACATTGAAAAATGCCGCAATGCAGACGAGGGGCGCGAAGTCATAGGCGGGAAGCCTTACCCGTGTGTCGATTGCGGCGACGGTATGCGCTATATATGCGTTGACGAGGTTTGCGAAGGGTATGTCAAGGCAGCAAGCGGAAATTATGTATAAACAAGCAAAAGCGGCTTGAATGTCAGTCAAGCCGCCGCGCCCGTTCGAGCCTGTAAAAGCCGTTTTTTGTGGTACATCATCAAGAACCATTTTACCACAGGAACGGCGCGAAATCAATATAAAATTTGATTTTTTGCGTCGAAAATGACGCAATACGGGCTTGTAATGGGTATTAAGTGAACGACGAAGGAGGAGCTTAATAGCCATGTTAGAAAAAAATAATAATTCATTATGTGATAACGAAGTCAATGTCAAGTCTAGTCCCGTCCGTCCGTCGCTTTTTCAGACCTTAAAGGACGTACAAGCGCAAGTTGAATTTGAATACTTCGGGCGCATGGTAACAAGGGGCAGGGGCGACCGGGAAAGGCAAGTTGTGGAGTACGACCCGTTATACAAAGAATGTTGCCTTATTATCGCAGAAATATTCATAAAGCAGCCCGAAGGGGAATTGCGGATTGCGGGGGCAATGACAGAAATTTACATCATACAAGAGGTATACCGGGAATTGCGAAACGAGCATTTAGAAAGGGTTGTTGATAAATTCCGCGAACAGGGACACGCGATACACAACAAAAAGGCATACTTGCAAACAGCCCTGTACAACGTGGTATTTGAATTTGAAGCCGGGACAACAAACGACCTTCGCGCTTGCGGGCTTATCGGCAAGTAAGGGGGTGGGAGCGTGGCAAAGTTTGGCGGCAACAAGTGGGAATGGCTTTTTGAAACCCCTTCGGGCGATTTGAAAGACGCAGCTTTTGAGCAGTTACGGCATGGGAATGTTTTTCGGTACAGGGTGAAAACAATCACTTGCGGGGACGTGACCGAAGTTGAAATGTTCCCGATATATCGGGATTACCGCGCCGAAAGCAAAAGAGCCGAAAAAGCGAACCCGACCGGGGAAGCGCAAGCGAACGTGAACAAGCGCAACGCGAAAAAAGCCATTGTTCGGATAATCAACACTAACTTCACAAAAGACGACTACCACATAACCTTGACATACAGAGGGGACGCGCCCTTGCCGGACGAAAAACAGGCGCAAAAGGATATGCAAAACTTCATTCGCAAGGTTCGGTATTATCTCAATAAAAACGGCATGAAGGACAAACGCGGGCGCGCCGACTTGAAATATTTTTATGTGATTGAGTTCACAGACGGGGACGGGCGGCGAAAGCGCATACATCATCACATCATTATGAACGCCCGCGCCCCGCGCGAAGTTATCAAGGCACTATGGACGCATGGGCGCGCCGGGGTTGACGAATTAGAGCCGGAAAAGGGCAGCTTGAAGGGGCTTGCGCTATACATCACGAAGCAGCCGTCGGAAACGAAAGTCACGAAGCGTTGGCAAGCGTCCCGCAATTTGAAGCCACATACCCGGATAACGGAAAATAACCACAAAATCAGCAAAAGGCAGATTGAAGCACTAGCCGCCGACGTGAAAGAGGTTGCGCCCGACATTTTCGGCAAGGCATATCCCGACTTGACGCTAGACGGCGAACCCGAAGTCAGAACAAGCGAATTTGTGGCAGGGGCTTATATATACGCCACGTTGTACAGGGCGCAAGCCGACAAGACAGGAAGGGGGCGCAATACTTGAAAATAGGGTTGATTGACGTTGACAACATGAAAAAATCAAAAATTGCGTTCCCGAATTTGCCGTTGATGAAGTTATCGGCATATCACAAGGCGCAAGGCGACGTTGTGGAATGGTGGATTGCTTTTCACCATTACGACATTGTTTACAAAAGCAAGATTTTTCCCGCTTCGCCCGACGTGGAATACGCAATCGCAGCCGACAAAGTTTTCTTCGGGGGTACAGGGTACGCGCCAATATACGGCATTTTAGAAAGAGAGCGTCACAGAATACCCGCAAACGAACATTACGCCCCAAAATTGCCGCCCGAAGTAGAGCGCGCCGCGCCCGATTACAGCTTATACCCGCAGTTCAAGGCGGCATATGGATTCTTGACGCGCGGTTGCCCGCGTCAATGCCCTTTTTGCATAGTCAGCACGAAAGAAGGTTGCAAATCGGAGCGCGTCGCCGACCTTTCGCAATTTTGGAGCGGGCAAAGGCTTATAAAGCTGCTTGACCCGAATTTGCTTGCTTGCGACGAACACGAAGCATTATTGCAGCAGCTTATCAAATCCGGCGCATGGGTTGACTTTACGCAAGGGTTAGACATTCGATTGACAACGCCGGAAAATACGGAGCTTTTGAAACGCCTTAAAGTCAAGTTGATACATTTTTCGTGGGACGACCCGAAAGAGGATTTGACGGGGTTATTTGAGAGATTCAAGCGGTTGTCGGGCATTGCGGATTATAGAAAAATGGGCGTTTATGTGCTTACAAATTACAACAGCACACACGCCGAAGACCTTTACCGCGTCGAAACATTGCGCGACATGGGATATTCGCCGTATGTAATGATTTACGACAAGGAAAACGCCCCGCGCGAAACGCGATTGCTTCAACGGTGGGTAAATAATCGAATTATATTCCGCTCAATAAGCAGCTTCGCGGAATACGACCACAAGAGGGGGTGACGCATGATAAAACCGAAAAAAGGGCGGGTTTATTGGTTCGTCACAGACTTTTGGGAAAAGTTTTACACGATACCAGTAACAAGACATAAACGGGGCTGCTTAAAATGGCACTTGGGCGACGGATTATACGAGTATTACCGCAGCGACCCGCAACGACTATTCCGCAAGAAAAAACAAGCAGAGCGCGCAGCCGCAACGCTTAACGAGGGGGTAAGGATATTTTGAGAATGAACACGCCGACCGAAAGCGAGGAGCAGCAAGCACTTTTTCAATGGGCGCAGTATCAGCGCGGCGCATATCCCGAAATAGACTTGCTTTACCACATACCCAACGGCGGGCGACGCAGTAAAGCCGAAGCCGGGCGATTCAAAGCCGAAGGGGTAAAAAGTGGCGTTCCCGACGTATGCTTGCCAGTTGCGCGCGGCGGCTTTTATGGGCTTTATATCGAAATGAAGCGGCAAAAGGGCAGCAGCACAAGCGAAGCGCAAAAAGAATGGATTGCAGGGCTTCGGGCGCAAGGATATTTTGCCGTCGTGTGCAAGGGTTGGAGCGAAGCCGCCGAAGTTATCACAAATTATTTGAAAGGGGAAAAGACATGAAAGTTATTTGCATTATTAACTTGAAAGGCGGGGTTGCAAAGACCATTTCCGCAATCAATATCGCGTACACATTAGCCGAAAAGCGCGGAAAGCGCGTGTTGCTCATAGACAACGACAAGCAGGGCAATACATCAAAATTCTTCGGCGTACACGATTATGAAAAGCCGTCGCTTGCCGAAGTGTTGACGGGGCAGTTGCCGCAGGGCGACACGCTATTCAATACGCTGCAATGCACGAAGTACGACAATTTGCACGTTTTACCCGCGAATATGAATTTGCTTCACGCCGACCGCAGCATTTTGATTGACGCAAGCAAGCCGCAGCAAACGCGACTTCATAAGGCGTTGGGAACAATGGAGCGGGCGGGGTATTCTTACGACTTCGCCGTCATAGATTGCGCGCCCGATTTGAATATGTCCGTTATTAACGCCATTGTCGCCGCTCATCATGTGTTAATACCGATTAAAATTGACAAGTTCGCTTTTGACGGCATAGACACGCTTTTGCAGCAAATCGAAGAAATGCGCGACTTCAACCCCGGCTTGCGGGTTTTGGGCGGCTTCGTGACTATGTACAGCCGAAACAACGTCAATTTGCAGGGCGTGGAAGTATTGAGCGAAAAAGCCGGGCTTCCCATGTTTACAACGGCAATCCGAAATACTGTCAAAGTGAGCGAAACCACATACGCGGGCTTGCCGCTTGCCATATACGCGCCGAAATCGACGGCGGCGCGGGATTATGACGCATTAGTTGACGAATACTTGCAGAAAGCGGGGGAAGCGGTATGAAGACGGTAAAATTTATCGACGTGGGGAGAAATAAACTTTCATGGACGGCGCAGACCGCCGAAGTGGGTTTTGATTGGCTATATAAGCAAGTCAAGGCAAAGGGCGCGCTTATGTCAAGCGATATTGCTTTCAGAAACGAACACGGCAACGGGACGATATATGCCGGGGTTCGAGCCGTCGGGCGATTTGAAGTTGTGACCGAAACTGTCACAAGCGAAGGGGGCGGGGGTAATGGTTAAAAGCGGATTCAGCATGAAGGGCTTTTTGAACGAAGCGTCGAAAGCCGAAGCCGCGCCGCCCGCGACCGCCGACCCTTCGGGCTTCGTGGTTCACGACATACCATACGACAAAATAAAACCGTCGGAGCGGAACAAGTACGGAATACGCGACATTGAGGAATTAGCAGCCACGATTGACGAAGTGGGGCTTTTACACAACATTGTCGTCGCCGAACCCGACGAAGCGGGCTTTTATGAGCTTATAAGCGGCGAACGCAGATACCGGGCGTTGGGGCTTCTAAAATGGGCGACCGTTCCTTGCAAGATTGAGGGGCGCGCAAATACCGCCATTGACGAATTAAAGTTGATTTTTGCCAATTCCACCGCCCGCATACTTACCGACAGCGAAAAGACCGTACAAGCGGGACGCATTAAAGAGCTTATGCAGCAGATGAAAGCCGACGGACACAAGTTCAAAGGGCGTATGCGTGAAATCGTCGCCGAAATCTTGAAAGTATCGTCTTCGCAAGTTGGGCGCATGGAAAGCATTAACAAGAATTTGTCGCCGGAATTAAAAGCGGCATTTGAGCGGGAAGAAATCGGGATAACCGAAGCGTACAACGCTTCTTTGCTCAATCCCGAAGAACAAGCCGCAGCCCTTGAAAAATTCGAGGAAACGGGGCAGCTTGACACGAAGAAGACAAAAGCCGCACCGAAGCCGGAAAAGCCGCCGGACGACGAAGAAGCAATGCGCCGCAGAATTGAAGAAATGAAGCGGGAAGACGCGAAAAAAGCACCGAAGCAGCCCGCGCCGGAGCGGGACGCAGAAAGCGGCGAAAAAGTCTTTGCATGGCTTGACGACGTGAACGGCAAGACATACGAAGCAGCGGGAAGCCTTGCCGTTATTGCAGCCGTGGACGGCGAAGAAATGACCGGGCATTTTTCAACGGGTGAAGCGGGCGCGGTTGATTACATCATGCTTGCGACCGCCATTGTGGGCGAATGTTTGCAGAGGTTGGGCGACGGTGAAAGCCGCGCCGCGCTTCAACAGAACCTTGCGGCGTTGTTTAACGGCGTGGGGGGGGTAATTATTAACGATATGGAGGGCGGGAACAATGCCGAAATCAAAAAAGAGTGTTGATATTAACGCCATAGCACAGGCGGCGGCGACCGAAGCCGCCCGCCTTGCTTACGGCGCGGGGAGCTTGCACAAGGGCATGACGGCGAAGGGCGCATATAAGGACACCGAACGGCGGCTTTATGCTTACCCCGATTTACTAGAGAAAATCGAAGGGGACAAAGAAAAGTTGTCGGAGCTTATGACGCATGGCGCGCCGACCCGAAGCGCAAGCATTGTCCGTTTTCAGCGTTCGGGGGTTCGGTTATCGCCCGAAGAAATACTTGACGGCATTTTGCAAGACCTTAACGCCACCATAGCAGCCGACCAACACGAAGCCGACACAATAGCCGCCGCCCTTGCCCGGATAAAAGACGACGCATATTACGCAGCAATAGCGGGTAAATTCATTGAGCGGCGCGCCGACGAAGAAATAGCCGCCGACATACCTTGCGACCCTTCCACAGTCCGGCGCAATCGTGGGCGGCTTATACACCGCCTTGCAGTCATGCTTTACGGAGCGCAAGCCATATAATGACCCCTTGACAACGCGCCCCAAAAAGACCCCGCCCCGCCCCATATAAAAGACCCCTTTTGCAACCCCGCCCGCCCTATGCCCGCCGCCCTTGCAGACGGTGAAAAGCCTGTTATTGCAGCGTTTTGAGGGCATAAGCGGGCGAAATGCTGCTTGCACATACCGCGCGCCCATATGTTGCACTTGTGGCGCGCACAACGCCCATGATACAATACCCATAGTGAAAAAATAGGCTTTTGACCCTGTTTTGACCCTTTTTAGGGGCGAAGCGGGGCTTTTTTTATGCGTTTGGTTGGGGGTGAATTTTCTTCGGTGAAACTTTGGGCAGAAAAATTTTACGCTTCCGAAGCGTGGAAAAGTACGCGCGAAGCGTTCTTGTCAAGCAAGGATTATTTGTGCGAAAGATGTTCAACGAAAGACAATCCAGTTGCGGCGAAAATCGCACATCACAAGATATATTTGACGCGGGACAATATCAATAATCCCGCTATTTCCCTAGCGTGGGCGAACCTTGAAGCAGTATGTCAAGATTGCCACAACAGGGAACACCACGGGGACAAAACGCCGGACAGATATTACTTCGACGAGCGGGGGCGGGTTATCCCCATATGACCGGGCAACCCCCCCATTCGCCGACCGTTTGGGCGCAACGCCACACCGAGCGCGCCCCGCCAAAAATACCGCGACGAACCCCACAAGGGGGGGTGGTATATGAGATATGGGAAGTTATGCGCCGACCATGCCCGATTAGTTGAAAGGAGGGGCGACCATGAAGCCGAAAAACGACGGAGCGGGCAACACGAAGCCCGCAGCGAAGCAGACCGCGCCCGGCGCAGCCAAAAAGCCGCCCGCGCGCCGGAAACCGAAGCCGCCCGCAGCGAAGCCCGCGCCGCAGCCGCCGGAAACCGAAGCGACCGCAGCAACCAACGCGCCCGGCACACCGACCGCAGCCGCCCCGCCGGGTAAGAAGCAGCCGCCCGCGCAGCCGACGAAGGAACAGCGGATTGCGAAGGAAGCCCGCCGCCTTAAAGCCCGCATGAAGGGGCTTGACAAAAATAAACTTGAAACCGCCGCCCCGCTCATTAGGAACGCCGCCCGGTTGACCGTCGCCATTGACGACATTTGGGACGACTACTTGACCGCCGAAATCGGGTACGTCGAGGAATACGACAACGGGGGCGGGCAGCGCGGCAAGAAGCCGTCCGAAGCGCGCAAGGCAATTAACGAAATGACAAAACATCACATTGCCATAATGCGGATATTGATTGAGCTTGCCCCGCCCGCCCCGTTGAAGCGCGACGCATTGGACGACATCTTGGATATGTAATGCGGAATTATATTCTTGACTATCACACCGCGTTAAAAAATGGCGAAGCCATAGCGGGGCAAAAGGTACACGCCATTTACAGCATTATCATTGAGGATTTGAAAGCGGGCGTTTATTTTTACGACGCGAAGAAAGCGCACAAGGTTATCAAGTTTATAGAAACGACTTGCCGACACAACAAAGGGCGCAACGACCTTTTGAAGTTGGAGTTGTGGCAGAAAGCGTTGCTTGCCGCGACCTTCGGAATTGTGGACGACCGGGGATTGCGTTGGTACAGGGAAGTATTTGTCGTTGTCGCAAGGAAGAACGGGAAGTCATTGCTTGCCGGGGCGATTGGAAATTATATGGCTTTCGCCGACGGCGAATACGGCGCGGATATATATATGCTTGCGACGAAGCTAGACCAAACGCGGGAAGTGTGGCAAGCGTTCACGCAAATAATTGTCAATGAGCCGCTTTTATTGAAGCGCGCCGAAGTTCGCAAAGGTGAAGTATATATCCCGAAGACCAACACAACGGCAATGCCGCTTGTATTCAGCCCCGACAAGTCCGACGGCTTCAATCAGCTTTTAACCATAAATGACGAGGTTCACGCATGGGAGGGCGACAAGGGCTTGACGCTTTACAACGTCATGCAGTCCGGGCTAGGAGCGCGCAAGCAGCCGTTGACGTTCAATATCAGCACCGCCGGGGACAAGAACGAAGGTATATACGATAGTTTGATGAAGCGTTCAACGGCACTTCTTAACCGGGACAGCCGCGAAAAGCGTTTGCTTCCCGTTATATACATGGTAGACGACGATAGGAAGTGGGACAGCGTACAGGAGCTATACAAGGCAAATCCAAACTTGGGCGTGAGCGTTTACGAAAGTTTTTTTGAACAGCGCATTGCCACAGCGAAGGAAGACCGCAGCACCCGCCGCGAATTTCTTATGAAGCATTGCAATGTCAAGCAGACAGCGGAAACGGCTTGGCTTGACAATCGCTTGCTTGAAAATTCCGTCAAGACATTAACGCTTGCCGACTTCAAAGGTTGTTACGGTGTGGGCGGGATTGACCTTTCACAGACAACAGACCTTACAGCCGCAAGCGCAGTCATTGAGCGCGAAGGGGTTATGTATGGCTTTTGTCAATTCTTCATGCCGACGGAGCGGTACGCAAAAGCCATTGAAGAAGATAATTTGCCCTATGACATTTATATGCAGCAGGGCATTTTGACTTTGAGCGGCGACAATCATGTTGATTATCGCGACGTGTACGATTGGTTTGTGAAGTTGCAAACGGAATACAAAATATATTTGCTCAAAATCGGTTACGACCGATACAGCGCGCAATACCTTATCGCAGATTTGAAAGCGTTTGGATTCCACATGGACGACGTTTTTCAAGGCGACAATTTGACCCCGATAATCCGGGAATTTGAAGGAACAATCAAAGACGGCAAGTTCATAATATGCGGCGACAATCATTTGTTGAAAGCGCACTTTTTCAACGTGGCATTAAAGCACAACAATGAAAAGCGCACTTTCCGACCCGTAAAGATTGAACGCCGCAAACGCATTGACGGCTTTGTTTCGATAGTTGACGCGCTAACAGTCCGTCATAAGTATTTGGGCGAAGTGGGCGAAATGCTAAAAAATAAGGGTAGGTGATAACATGGGATTACTTGAAAAATTAGGGGGGTTCATGCGTTCACGCAAGCCCCGCGCCGCTTCGCGGTTGGGTGTAAAAGAGTTCTTCGAGCTTTTGGAAGGGTATACACCCGCTTTCACTACTATGCCCGAAGCCCTTTACGAAATGGAGCTTATACGGGCGGCAATAGGTTCTTTTGCGCGGTTTTGCAGTAAATTAGTTCCCGAAGTTCGGGGGCGCGGGTTGGCGCATATGGAAAGGCATTGGCAAATCTCAATCAATCCATTTATGACGACTTCGCAATTTATCGCCCGCGTCGCAACAATCCTTGAAGTGAACAACACCGCTTTCATAATACCGCTTGAAGACGGCGACGGGCGGTTGTTGGGGTTCTATCCGTTATTGCCGCAAAATTGCGAATTAGTGGAATATGAGAACGTCACATACCTTCGGTATACATTTTCAAACGGGAAGCGGGCAGCAATCGAATTTGACCGCGTGGGGGTTATGAACCAACACCAATATGAAAATGACTTTTTCGGCGAAAGCAACGCAGCCTTGAAACCGACAATGCAGTTAATCCACACGAACAATCAAGGCATTATCGCGGGCGTGAAATCTTCGGCGCAAATCCGCTTCATAGCGAAAATTGCAAATATGCTTGACCCCGAAGACATAAAGAAGGAGCGTGACCGCTTCGCCGAAGAAAATTTGTCCGAAGAAAATAAAAGCGGGTTTATGATATACGACAATAAATTTTCGGACGTAACGCAAGTAAAAAGCGACCAATACACAGTAAACGCCGCGCAAATGAAGCAGATAGCGCAAAACGTCTTTTCATACTTCGGGACAAACGAAGCTATTTTGCAAAATTCATACAATGAAGAAGGGTTTAACGCATACTTTCAAGGGAAAATTGAACCCTTCGCAATTCAGTTGTCGCTTGTAATTAGCCGCATGACATTTTCCGAACGGCAAATCGCGCATGAAAATATGATTATGTTTTCAATGTCGCGCTTGGAGTTTGCAAGCGTAAAGACGCGCACCGACTTGTCAACGGCATTTTTTGACCGGGGCTTGCTTAACCGCAAGGAAATTCGCGTCATTTTGGGATTGCCCGCCGTGGACGACGACGACAGCGAAACATTTTTTATACGTTCGGAATATACCCGGCTTGAAGATTTGGGAAAGGCTTTGCAAGTTGAAGCAGCAAAAGAAGGAATTGACATTGACAATCCGCAGCCCGCGCCGGACGACCCGGACGCAGGGACGGGCGGGGCGCATACGCAAATATAAAGGGGTGAAATTATGCCAAAAGTACATGAACGCGAATACAGGATAATGACGCAGCCGCTTTTTGCTTCGACGAACGAAAAGCGGTTTGAAAGCGACCATTATGTCGAGGGCTTCGCAACGACATTCGACACGCCCTATTTGATGTATGAATGGGACGGCGTGAAGTATTACGAAGTCATAGACCGGGGCGCGCTTGTCGGCGCGGATATGTCCGACGTGATTATGCAGTACGACCATTCGGGAACAGTCTTCGCAAGAAACAAAATGCCCGCAGGGAAGAAGCCTTGCCTTTTGATAGAGCCGCAGGAACGCGGCTTATTTGTTGCCGCCGATTTAGGCGTTATTGAAGAAGCAAGGCAGCTTTACAAGTCCATTGAAGCGGGGCTTGTCAATAAAATGTCGTGGGCGTTCCGGGTATTGGAAGACGCATACAACAAAGAAACCCGAACCCGAGCCATTTTGAGGATTAAAAAGGTTTACGACGTTAGCGCGGTATCATACCCCGCGAACGGCGATACCGATATAACCGCGCGTTCTTACTTCGACGGAGTGATTGAAGTTGAGAAGCGGGAGGCGTTAGCGCGGCAACGGCAATTATTATTGCTAAAAACTAAAATTTAATGGAGGTTTGAACAATGAACAGATTACAAGAAATTGAAGCCCGCCTTGCCGCAATCGCGGGTGAAATCGAAACGCGCGGCGCAGAGCTTACCGCCGACCAATTAACGGCATTTAACACAGAGATTGACGGATTGAAGAAAGAGCGGGCGGGAATTGTGACCGCAAACGAACAGCGCGCCGCGTTGCTTTCATCTATTGCCGAAGGTAGGGCAGCGGGCGCGACCGTTACCCCGGCATTGCCGACACCCACGCCGGGCAGCACCGCCCGCAGCGCAGCAGCCGCCGAAGACGACGACCCGACCGCAAGCATTGAATACCGCCGGGCGTTTATGAACAGGGTTTTGCGGGGCGTTCAAATACCCGCAGAATTGAGAGCCGACCAGATAACACACACGACGGACGTTGGTTCGGTTATTCCCGCGCCCGTTCTTAACCGCATTGTCGAGAAAATGGAAGCCGTCGGAATGATTTTGCCGCTTGTAACAAAGACAGCCTATAAAGGCGGCTTGGGCATACCCTATTCGACCGTAAAGCCCGAAGCGACTTGGGTTGGCGAAGGTGAAGGAAGCGACAAGCAAAAATTCGCTACTGGCATGATTACATTCCAGTATTACAAACTTCGCTGCAAAGTTGCCGTCACGCTTGAAGTTGACACAATGGCTTTGTCGGCGTTTGAAACAATGCTTGTAAATAGCATTGTAAAGGCAATGACAAAAGCCCTTGAACAAGCAATCATCAGCGGCGACGGGAGCGGAAAGCCGAAAGGCGTTTTGACCGAAACGCCCGCCGACGGGCAATCTTTGAACGTGATAGACATATCTTACGAAACATTGACCGAAGCCGAAGCAGCATTGCCGCTTGAATATGAAAACGGCGCAGTATGGAGCATGACAAAGAAAACCTTTATGCGTATTCTTGGCATGACC